ACGCCTCTGCGATACTCTGCGTCTATCGGCGCAGCGAAAGCAATAGCGCAGCTCAATGGGGCAAACATGCCAGCTACTGCCACCGACCGCTTGAGCGGTATCAGCACAAGCACTGCCGTCAAGCCGCCGTGCAGGGCCTACGTGTCGGCTTCCATCGCGCAGAGCGGCGAGCAAACCATTGGCGGCGTTGCTTGTGTTGATGGCGACAGATACGTTTACAACCTGTCTCCGCCCAGCGTCCTGAATGGAATTTGGGTTGTGCGCAGTGGCGCCCATGAGCGCGCAAAGGACTTCAACGGCAATCGCGACGTGACATCGGGGACTTTGGTCAAGGTCAACGCCGGCCCTGATACTTCGCAGCTCTACGAGGTAACAACGACTGGCGCAATCGTCATTGGCACAACGGCGATTGCTTTCGCGCCACTGACTGCGGGGTCAACGATCCTTGCTGATTTGGCTGGGACTGCAAGCGCAACGCTTGGCGATTACCTGTTGGGCGTCAAGCTGGTGGCAACTGGCGCTGTTGCCAGAACGCAGCATTCCAAGAACACCGACTTCATCAATGCAAGGGACTTTGGCTGCAGCCCATCAGCAAGCGCCGCTGTCAACGACGTTGCATTCCAGGCTGCGATTGACTATTGCGGCGCGAATCGCCTGAAACTCTACGTCCCAGGCGGGACGTATCAGCTATCCACCTGTCTTGACGCAACCAGTGATTCTGGTCTGCAGCACGAAGGGCTAACCATTGTCGGAGACGGCAAGGACAGCACGAAGCTGAATTTCACTGGCGCCGCAACCGGGTTTGAAACGCAAGGAACAGATGCGTTCACACTTAAAGACATCGCCATACAGGGCGATTACAACGTTGGCGTATTTGTAGCCCGCAACACTGATCGCGTCTGGGGCGGGAATCACTACTACGAAAACAGCATCATCTACGCCTCACCGAAGCCGGCTGCGAATGGTGGCATCGGCTCTATCGCGGTCCTCAATCACGAAGGCGAAGAGCCCAAGTATCACAACTGCGAGTTTTGGGGTGATATCGCATACGCGCTGACGCCGCCGAACGACTTGAGCATCGCGACATTCGATGCGACCTGCAATTACGTCACGCAGCTTTCGTTTACATACACTCCAATCTACAAGGCGACAGTTGCGACGCCAGTGTCAAACACGGTGTTCCACTTCAGCGGCGGGTGCCGATTCATCAGTTGGGGCCATGACTCTCCGACTGTGCTGCTCCGGTCTGCGTCGGATCTTGACTTCGGCAATTCCTTCTTCCAGAAGCGCAACGCGAGCGGTACGCGCAACCCCTTCATGCTCGACACGGCGAACGTGTTCCGCATGTTCTCGACGGGCACCCATGAGCACGCCTCGCACCCGTGCGGCGCCATCTGCATCAACGGCACGCTGAACGGGTCTGAGATCATGGCTGCGGCCGGGTACAAGAATGGCGCAACCAACGATGTGCCGCTGATCTACGTCGTCAACTTCGTCGGCGCCACCCTGGCCGGGTCGCGATTCCAGATCATCCCGAACGGCGACGCCGACCAACTGCCACTGAAGCTGAGCACGTCGACCACCTGGGGCGTGATCCTGCAGAACACCGAGTTCTTTTTCGACGGAACAGCCACGCTCGCCACGCTGCCGCCGAACTTCTTGTTCAACGCCGCGAAGACCCGCATCACCTATGGCGCTGTAGCTGGCGGTGGCGAGGAATACGGCTCGGTCTGGTGCGACACGCGGCACCGCAAGACCTACACCATCAGCAAGGTGCTGGCAGCGGCCACGGTCACGGATCTGTTCGAGATCACGCTGCCGCCTACGGACATTTCCAGCATCACGACCCACTTTGAAGGAACTCTTCTGGCGGGATGGATCGTCGGGGCGGCGCAGGCTTATGCAAAGCCTGGTGAGTTCGATGCGCAGATCACGCGGCAAGCAGGCACGGCCGGGCTTACGGCGACGACAGCCTATGCGCGCTGGGCCGCCGGACAGTCTACTGACGCCGGCCAACTCACGATGACTGACCCGACTATCAGCTACTCGCTGACGGGGCAGACGAAGGTGAAGGTCCGCATGCTGTCCAACACTGCAGGCGCTGCGGCGGCCGGCGTGACGACAAAGCTCATCGGCGAGCTGACCGTGAACAGCAGCTACGGAACGAACGCGCAGACTGCCGCGGTCACGGTCCTGTAGCTACTGCTGAGACACAACAGCAGCCGCGACCCTAGCGCCAATCACAGCCATCGACCAATCATGCGGATGCGCATCGACACCAGCGTTCGTGAACGTCCCGACCGCATCTTTGCGGGTCGGGTAGATGTCTCCGATGTAGACGTAGCGCCCGCCGTGGGCCAGACACTGCCGCTTGATGACAACGTCTTTCTCCGGGTTCTCCCACCACGTGGACAGGCACAGCAGCATCGCACCATTCTTGGCGGCATCGAGCAGCATGGCATAGGCGGGCTCGAACTCGGCCAACGTCGGCACTTGCACGTTGTCGCCAAGCTGCACCACGACCGCGGTGGTCGGCGTGATTTCAAACGTCACGTCACCGATGTGCGGAATGTAGGTGGCGAAGTCGTACTCAATGCCGCTGAAGCCGCGAACCTGCAGCGGCACCTTGAGCGAGGCCGCGGCAACGTGCGCGAAGTCCTTGTCGGCCGAGCTCGCCGCCATGCCCCAGGATCCGTGCCAGTCGATGGCCTCAATCGGCGTGTGCAGCGTCAGGCTGTTGCCGATGACGTGCAGCGATGTGATGGCGGCAGGCTTGTCGGCCTGCGCCGGCTGCTGCGTCAGCTCGTCCGGGTCTCCGCCGCCGCACGCGGACAGCAGAAGCACGAGAAAAAATGTGATGATTCGGGTAGCCATGATGAGGTCCAATCTCAGAGTGGTCAGAGGCCCGCACCGTGTTGACGCACCGTGCGGGCCTCGTCATTGTGCGCCGGCTTTCGCGTGGCGCGGCGTGATTTCTAGGGACAGATCATGAAGATTGCGGAAAGACTCGCCTCCCTGCTGCGCATCCTCGGCCTCACCTGGCTGGCCGGGAAAGTGAGCACAAGCGGTGGCGGCGGCCCTGGCCCCAGGCCCGGCGACAAGGAATGAAGGCCCTGCTGCTGGTGGCCTCGGTGGCCTGCGCGCACTACGGCTACTACCTGTGGCCGAAGGGCAGCGCAGATCGGCAGTGGGCGTTCTACGTGGCAACGCATGCGCTCGTGGTCGTTGCGCTGCTCGTTCTCTTGCTGGCGGCTCGGAGGCTGAGCAACCTGTCCGCCGCCGCTGTGTTTGCCTGCTGGTGGGGCGCCATCGAGTCCGGGCAGGCAGCAGCGTGCGGTGCTCTGCGCTGGGGCTCCATCCCGAAAGCTGACCTGTGCGTCGAGCAGTTCGGCGCCTCGTTCTTCGCTGGCACCGCTGCTGCGGCACTCGCAACCGTTCTCGTCTTCTGGAGGCGCCGTGGCTCTACCTGAAAACACAACCGGCGGCGGCGCTCTGCTCTTCGCCACGATTGCCGCGGCGCTGGGCCCGATCATGGCCGAGTGGTCCTTGGTCATCCTCGGTGGCGGCCTGGGCGCCTTTCTGGCGGCCACGGCAGTAGAGACGGACACCCTGCGCGCTGCGGTGATCGTCTTTGCTCGCGGCTTCGTCATGGCCGTGCTGTTCACCGGCACCGCCGCGGTCCTGGCGGCGCCATATCTCGGCCTGACGTTCGATTGGCTGCTGTTCCCCATGTCCGGCCTGATCGCGCTGCGGCAGGACAAGCTGACGGACCTTGCGGGCGACCTGTTCAAGCGGAAGCCGAAGCCATGAGCGTTGAGATGACTTTCACGGTTCGCGCGGTTCTGGTGCTCATCGCGGTTGGGCTCATGGTTACCGGCATCTGCCGAGCGCGGTACATGAGCCGCAGCACCACGGTCGCGCTGATCCGCTACGCAGCAGCGGCACAGTTCGTTTCCGGGCTGGTGCTGCTGCTGTGCGCCACGGTCAAGCCGGATTGGGCCACGTCTGCCCTGATCCTGGCGCCGAGTGCGGCCCTGTTCGCTCAGGCGGCATCGGCTCGGTACTGGCGTGCCGGGCTTCCGGCTCCGTTCAGGTCCAACTGCCTGCGCGAGATCGACGCGAGCCTGCTGCATCGCGTGGCGGGCGGTTCGGACAAATGAGGACTTCCATGCGCTACCTGCTCACCCTCGCCGCCATCCTGCTATCCGGCTGCTCGACCCTGGCCGAGTACGGCATTGGCGGCCCTCCTGCACTGATGTGCGACCAGAAACAGCGCGCCCTGCTGGACGACCGCATCGCTGGCCCGGATCAAGCTCGGCTCTCGCTGGTGCGCCGATTTGAGGATGGCGATCCGCTCTGCAGGCGCTGATCGAATGATGGAGCGGAAGGGCGGCCCAACGACGCCCGACAGAATCCAACAGGCACCGTCTTGGCGCATGGCATCGGATAGCCACATTGGCAGCGCTTCACGGCCATCGGTTCTGCCGGCGCCATCACTGCATCTACAGTCATCGGCGCTGTCATGGCTTGTCCTTCATGGCTGCGTCTATCTCGGTGTCGGTGTCTTCGTGACCGACTTGCGAACGGATGAACCTGTATCGCTCCGCATCAGCCCTCAGTGCATCCAGATCTGCCCGCAATTTCACGTTTTCTGCCATCAACTGCCCGTAGCTCTCGCGCTCAAGGCCTATGGCCTCATCCATCGCCTCTTGGTCATAGCGCGCATCCAGCTCTGCCAGCAGGCGGGCGATGACTTCGGGGTTTGCGGCTGCGATGTATTCGCAGTCGATAAGCTCCTGCTTTCCGTAGCGGCGATCCTGCTCGTAAGCCGTGGATTCCCACGGCCCTGGCGTTGGTCCTGCTTCCAGCGCCGCACGCAGCGCTGCGAAGTCGTCGGGGTCGGTCATCGCTGCTCCAAGCATGCCAGCGCCTCTGTCAGCGCCGCGTCCAGGTCATGGTGCCAAATCTCGTAGCTGCCAATCGGCGTATGCGGAAAGAACTGCAGGCGAACGATGGTGTTCGTAGCGATCATCTGCGCCCTGACATCATCGGCGATCTCCGGCGGGCATTCGTTGCCGCGCGCTTCGTCTAGCGATTCTTCCGCAGTCTCGTAGTAGTCGCGGTGTTCGTTCACCGTCAGGAACACGCCGCATTTACAGCCGGCCAAAAGTTGCTTGAGTTTGTCGGTCATCGCTGCGCTCCTATGGCTGCGGCAGCATGGGTGATGGCCCTACGGGTAGCGGCGTAGGGGTCGGACCCAAAGGCCTCAAGGTGGGTATTTGCGTTCGCCACCAGCAGAGCATCGCTGAACTCAACAAATATCCGCAACTTCACCGCAAGCCGCAGCGCATCGCCGTCGTCTGTCAGCGGGTTCCATGGTCCAACCATGCCAGCAGGATAGAGGCCGACGCCATCATCAAAGCCCATTGACTCCAAGCCCGCAGCTCTCGCCGCAGCCTCTAGCAACTCTCGGTCAGTGGTCATCGTGTAGCCCCTATCGCTGCTGCTGTCTTTTGTGGTTCTGTCTCGCGCAAGTTGTCTCGCGCGTCCTGAGCCGTTCCCGGCGTGTGCGGCCAGCAGTAGCGCGAACGTAGGCGCAGGCAGCACTTGAGTTGGCAGGCCGGCACGGCACATTTCGGCCACTCATCCCACGTAAGCTCTCGGCCGGTCATCATCGCTCCTGTTCAGCAGGGCCAGTCATCGCGGCCATCCTCGTAGGCTTGCGCCCGGTCTTCTGGCGGCAAGTCAAAGAAGTTCTCCACGCCTCCACGATCAGCCGCTTCGCGCATGCGCTCGGCGCGCTCATCGGCGGGCCGATCCCAGAATCCGTTGTTGCTGTCGTTGCTCATGAGTTCTCCTGTTCAGCGGGGCTCTGCCCCTGTGGGGTTGGGGTGCGCAGGTTCTCCACTGCCCAGGCTCGCATGCGTTGCCATCGTTCGCGCGGGTGGTTGTCGTTGTGGACGCGCACCGAGCGCTTGTGATCCTTGCGGCCGTAGGGTCGGAAATGATGCGGCGGCATCGGCCCGCAGATTTCCACGTCGATCCACTTCCACTCATCAACGGCATACTCATCGTTCATGTACATGATTTCAGCGGCCATCGCTGGGGCAATGCCGAACCGCTGACCCACGACTTCGGTGTCGCAGCCGTCTTCTGCGTCGCCCAGGTCGTCCATCTTCGTCCCGCGCTTGACGCCCAACACGCCGAGCGTGCAGAACTCGCCTTCAGCCGTGGCGAAGCTGCCCGGGTATAGGCGCTTGTCCGGCATGGCGTCTAGCGCCTCGACCAGATCGCGCAACAGGGCTTGGCCGCGCTTGCCCTCAAGCGAGCGCTTGACAGCCTGCCGCCAGCGTCCATGCGCTAGCGGGTCTTCGTTGTCGTCGGTGTAGCCACTTCTGCTCATCTCACCCCCTCAATAGCGGACCAGCCGCCAAACTGACCGCCGCGCAGGCATCCGAACTGAGCGGTAGGCATTTGCGTAGGCATCGTGCTAGTATTGTCCATCGCTCACCTATGAAAAGCAAGTGACTTCGAATCCCACCCTCTCCGCCGATTGCACGCAACGGATCGCAACGATAGGCGCCTGTTCGCACCGGAAAAGCGTGCAGAATCGCGGCCTTAGCGCGGTGTGATGGGCAACGGTTCGCCACATTCCGGCACGGCTCGCAACGGTAGTACCCACAGAGCAAGTGGGCGTCTGCGTGGGCATCGCGCACATGAGGATGACGCGATGCCCACAGAAAACAAGCTGACAGACGCGAAGGCCAGGGCAGCGAAGCCGCGCGACAAGGCGTACAAGCTCTTTGATGGCAAGGGCTTGCATCTGTTCGTCAGCCCGACCGGCTCCAAGACCTGGCGTGTGGCCTACCGCATCAACGGCAGGGCTCAGAACCCGAGCCTGGGGCCGTACCCTGAGGTCACGTTGTCTCAGGCGCGCGAGAAGCGCGACGCGATGCGGGCCACCGTGCGCGACGGCAAAGACCCGATGGTCACGCGCAAGATCACGCACCGAGGCAAGACTTTCCGCGAGGCTTGCGCGGCCTATTGGGGTGGGCGCAAAGACCTGTCCGCCGACTACCTGATGAACGCCACCAACGCGCTGGAATCGCACCTCGGCCCGGCGCTCGGTGATCGGGTGATCGGCACCATCACGCGCGAGCAGTTGCTTGAGGCGCTGAAGGTCATGGATGCCAAGGGTCTGCATGTCTACGTGCGCAAGGTCCGCATGTGGGCTGGCATGGTGTTCGAGTGGGCCATTGAGCACAAGCACAGCGAAAGCAATCCGGCCGCGTCGATCAACCCAGCCAAGGCGTTCGGGAAGGCGAAGAAGCAGCATTTCCCGGCCGTGTCTCTGCCCGAGGTCGGGGCACTGTTGCGCAGGATCGCTCTTGAGGGAGAGATTCAGAGCGTGCTGGCCTGCCGACTGCTGGCGATGACATGGGTTCGCACAAAAGAGCTGCGCGCGATGCGATGGAGCCAGTTGGATGGCGCGATGTGGCGGCTTCCTGCCGGCACGATGAAGAAGGACAGGGCGCACCTTGTGCCGCTGACGCCGCAGGCGCTGGTGATCATCCAGAAGATGCGCAACCGCAGGCGCGGCGCGTGCGAGTTCGTCTTTCCCGCGGATCACAGGGACGACCGTTCCATGAGCGAGAACAGCATCACCGAATTGCTGGACCGCATTGGGTACAAGGGTCGGATGACGGGCCACGGCTGGCGCACTGTCGCCTCAACCTGGGCGAACGAAAACGGCTTCAACCGCGACGCCATTGAGAAGCAACTAGCGCACGAGCCCGACGACGCGACGCGCGAGGCATACAACCGTGCCGAGTACATGCCTGAGCGCATCCGAATGATGAACGCATACAGCGACTGGCTAGAACAGGTTGAAGCCAGCAGCCCGGAGAGTTGAGGCTTTCCACGCCATCGTCTTGCGGTTGATCTGCACGTCGGGCTTTGGAAGCGTTCCGTCCTTCAACCAGCGACGGATCGTCTCGCGCGACTTGTCCATTGCTGAGGTCAACTGCTTGCGGTGAATCACTTTTTCGTCGTCCATCATCTTCCCTCAGTTGTCAGCAGCACCGCCACCCAACGAGCCACGAGCCATCCAAGCGCTGCCGGATCGGGCGCGTGTCCAGCGGGTGCGGGGCTTTTCATGGTTGGTGTGTTGGGTGGTTAGGCGACAGGGGCGCTCAGCGGGGTGTCGTAGACATCACGTTGGGCGTCTTGCTGTCGGGCGCGCAACCGCACCCGCGCGGGTTCGTGCAAAGGCTCGGTTCGCCCAAGCACTCGAACTCGGGCGCGGCCCGGGCCAGCGCCTGCCTGATCGCATCCTTCCAGCTCGGGCTGATTTGCGTCGTTGGCGCTTCCAGCATGCGATGCAGAAGCTCGCGCAGGTTCTCGGCTTCGATTTGCGCCGCCGTCTTCTCGACGAACAGCCGGGCATGCAGCGCCGAGTAGCGCTCCACGTCTTCGGCCAGCTTGCCCACGCGCATCGCGTCGAGATTGGATTGCCGCGTCATGTCGCGCAGTTGGTCGCGCAGCTCAGCGCATCCTTCGCAGCGCGCCGCGTTGCTTGGCGCTTTGTCGTTCAGGTTCGCGGGCGTGGCGTCACGCAGCGGCGAGCCAAGCAGGTCCAAGCGGCGCAGCAAGCCCACGGCGTCGGCGCTCAGGTCTTCGTGCCCGTTGCAGCGCAGCCGATGCGCGCACTTGCGCAGCATCATCACCACGTTCTCTAGGGCATGCGCCAGCTTGTGCGCGTCTCGCTCAGCCTTGAGCCTGAGCGCAACTTCCTTGCCAAACTCGCAGTCCTCGGCGTGCCACTCGTCACCGCACAGCGGGCATACCTGCGGCGGCTCTTGGCTCTCTGGCGGGTCGCCAAATGCTTCGCGGCTCATACCTCTACCCCCGGTGCGTCGTCCCACTTCGGCACCAGCGCCTTGCATGTGCCCATGCCCTGCACGCGGTCGGTGTCGGCCAGCACCTTGCCCTTCACCACCGCCACGAGTTCAAATACCGCGTAGGTGTCCGCGTAGCCATGCGCGCTGGTGCAGGCCAGCCGCGCCGCCTCGCGCTCCGCATCCTCGCGGGTGTGGTGCACCAGCGTGGGCCGGTCCTTGGCTGGCACATGCAGGCCAATGGCCCGCTTGCGGTTCGGGTGCTCGTCCTGGTCAATCCATTCGTAGCGGTCCGTCACGTTCAACACAATGCACTGCGGCATTCCAACTCCTTCTCAGTTTTCAACCAGCCGCCCAACCATTCGCTCAACCGGACCGCCTGACGGCGGCCCGGTTAGCTCAAACGTTAGGCGTCCACGGGCACGCGGCCATCCAATTGCGCGCACAGGTGCAGCAAGTCGGACAGCACACGGTGCTCTCGGCTTGGATAAACCCGCGTCACTTGGCCGGTGGCGGTGTCCATATTGAAACTGTCGCAGCCAAAGTTGTGCTCACGCGCAACCCGGCGGGCCTCGGCCAGGATCGCGCGCCGGAGCCGACGCCTAACCCTGCGGTCAACCGGAGTGCCGCCCGGCACCTCGGCTTGTGTTCGTTGCTTGGTCATGGGCGTCACCCGGTTACCTCTGCGTTCGTGAGCGTTACCGCATCCTGCGTTTTCAGCGTCTCCGAGATCGATGCCGCGGACCTCTCAAAGACCATTGGGAGCGTTGCCGGATACGGCTGGCGCACATCGCAGGCGACGGTATCGCCGACCCTGGCGCGGACCAGCAGCGCATCCACATCCACCGGCTCGCCGTAGCACTCTGAGTCGGCGTGCTTCAGATCGCGGGCGAGGCTGAAGGCTCGGGCTCTCTTGCTCATGGCTTCGGCTCTCCGGGTGGCAGGGTGGTGGGTGCACTTGGCAGCGGCATCCAGTGCGTCGGCTGGTTTGGCGCATAGCGGTACTTCTCGGAACCAAAACTGCGGCCGCCAGCAAACACCTGATGGTGGCTGTCAACAAAGCCGGAGTCGCATCCCATGTAGTCAACGCCGTCCTCGTATCCTTCCTGCCAATAGCCAGGAGTAGAAACGGCAGCGGCTTCCTCACCTTCCGCGCGGCCCAAGATGATTTCCGTCCCATCCTTCGGAGCCGTTTCAATCGGCCGCCACGGGTCCACCTCTTCCGCTGCTGGCAGCGGTGCCGTGGGTGCTTCGATAGCGGCCAGCCCAGCAATCGCGAGGTCGTAGCGGTCCAGCGCGAACTGCGCATCCGCATCAACGGCTCCGGACTCTGGGTGCTGATGGCAATGCAGCAGAGCCTGCCGATCCTCGCGCAGTATTTGCAGCGCGAGAGCTATCGCTGAGGCATCCGCCCTTTGCTTGTGGTCGGCGCTCATGGCTTGGGGCTCCGGGTGGTGATGCCGTCGATGTGATCCATCAGCGCCCTAAATCTCGGCCCGGCCATCCGCAGCGACTTGCCTTTCGGCTGCTGCGTTGCGTTCCACACCGCTGTTTCGGCGCAGGCTCCAACGTAGTCGCGTAGCAGTTCATCGAACTTGAACCGCCATTCATCGGTCAGCGCGCGCTCTGCTCTCACGCGCCGAACACGTTCGGAGACGGCGGCGTCTTGCCAAGAAGCAAAGCCTGCCGGGCCTTGAATGGCGGCCTTGAGGCGCGCAATCTCGGCCCACAGCACCAGTGGGTCGGCTTCATTCGGGTCTAGCCTCGCCGCGCCAAGGATCGCAGCGGACGCAGCCGCAGGCTGCTGGAGCGGAGAGCCTGACGGCGAAGCCGGGGCGCCCAGGGGTTCAGGGGGTTCATTGCGCGCAGGCACTGCGGCAGGTGCTGCATCGGCCGATGTGCGCTCGAACCAGTACGCCGGATCAGGAGTCGCGGCAGGTGCTGGCGCCACTGGCGGTGGTGCGGTAGAAATGGCCTGCAGAACGTCCATGAGGCGCGAACGCATCCGCAGCGTTTTCGCAACCGGGTAGGCAGCAAACGTGTCGCTGTCGACGCCGAAAAACGCGATCAGCTCCGCCAGCACTGCCTGTGCCTGCGGCTCGGGTGGTGCCACGCGCTTCTTCCTCGCGTCAACTTCAGGCGTCCAACCTTCGGGCGGCTTGTAGTCATTGCCGGCGTGCAGTTTCCCGTCGTGCACAAGCTGCGCGATGTGGCAATCCACTGCGTGCAGCTGCTCGGCCTCCGTGGCCGGCGTGCACGGCTCGCCGCACTGGAAGTCGCATCCTGGGCAACCAAGCCAATCGCCGTGCAACCGAATCACGGCCTTCGCCAGGTCGGCAGAATCCCAGTCGTCCGGTGTGCGCTCGCTCCACCATTCTGACGCGGCGTCGATCACCGCCTGCAACTTGGGCGGCAGGACGGCTGCGCTCTGTTCTTCGAGTGCTCCGAGGTCCATCCCTTCGGCGGCCAGGGCGGGGGTGTGGTCTGTGGTCATGGTGTCCTCGGTGTGGTTAGGCCGCTTGCTTGCTGGCGCGGTCGTAGAGCACCACGTTCACGGTAGCGTCCAAGTTCATGCACCCATTGGTAGGCACGTACACCACATCCCGGCACCACGCCAGAATCTCGCGGCCCAGCGTGCCGTCTTCGGGGCCGAACACGTAGAACGCGCGCTCGGGGTGCTTGTAGTCCTTCAAGGACACCGCGCCAGGAATCAAATCGACTGCAACTGGCACGCAGTCGAACGGGATTACGCCGTGCAGGTCGTCGCACTGGATTAGCGGCAAGTGCCTGTAGATCTTCATCGTGTCCGTAGGCGACCGGCTGTAGCGGCGGCCACTCGTCGCCACCATTGCGGCGCCGTAGCATCCAGCGGCGCGCAGTGCGCCGCCCACGTTCACCGGCGTCTTTGGCTGGTGCAGGCCAATTGCTGCGTATCCTCGGCTCACGTTCTTCCTTCAGGTAGTGGTGGTGGGTGCCGCGCTCTTGGAGCGCGGAGGGGTGGGGATCAAAGCAGCGTCTCCTGTTCCCACTTGTCCGCTGGCGGCAGTGGCTTGAGCTTCGCGGGCTTGCGAGGCGGTGGCGGTAGGTTCTGGACGATCCCGCGCTTCGGAATGAAGCTAAGGAGAAACGGCCAGGGCGATGTCAGGCGGCGGGTGCGCATCACGCGCAGTCAGCAGCCAAGCGCTGCTTCTCCAGGTAGTCGAGGAGCTTCTCGATGCGCTCTTGTTCGTGGCAGTTGTTGCCTTCTGCCGCCGCCACGCAGGCAATCGCGGCGTCGAGTTGATCGACATGCACAACACGGAATCCGAAGCGACTCAGCAGCGCCGCTGCTTCGACGGTTGCCGCCGTTTCGGAGGCCTCCGGAATGGCGGCCTGGACACGGCGCAGCGTCGAGGCGATGTCCTCGTGCTGGCGAGCCGTGCGCTCGATCGCGTGCCGGAGCGCGTCGTTCAGTTGCTTGACAGAGTCCATGGTGTCTCCAAAGAAATCGGGCCGCCCTTGCGAGCGACATCGGGAATGCGTTGGTGCCAGGGAGGTAGAGGCTGCGTCCGATGTGCTGGCCCTTGAAACTGGTGGTCAGGCCTCGGCGTCAGCTGCCGAGTCGGCGCTGGTTTCGACCTTCTCGAAGTCGTACTTCTGCTTGATGTGCTCGCCGATGAAGGTGCCCTTCGATGTTGGTTGCGGGTCTTTCCCCGCCGTCCGCAAGGGTGCCCGATGCGACGGTACCGGACGAATCGAAGCCCTGGCTCTGCGACGTTGGCAGCATCCCACTTGCGTGTGCTGTTCGTGGCCAGTCCCTGCTGAAGCCCGAAGGCGTGGACACGCGCTCTTCTGTGGCGGTGTTCCCTTGCTCTGGTGCGGCTTCGGCGTTGCCAGCGCCAGGAGTTCCCGCCTTCCCCTCGCCCGCGGGCTCGGCTCTCGCGGCGGCCGGGTCCGGGTGCGTTCTGTCAAACTCGTTCAGCATCCGGCGGTAGTACCGGCGTGCGGCCAGCACCTTGTCCTCGATCAGCGACTCCATCTTGAGGTCGCGCGTCACCAGCCATGTGGTCCAGCGCAGGTGCTCGGGGATGTGGTCCACGTAGTGCAGCGCCGCCGACTCGTTGCCGATCAGGTCATCGGGCGTGCTCACCAGCACGTAGTCCACGCTCCAGGTCTGGGCGTCCCACAGCGGCATGTAGCCGCGCATCTGCCAGTCGTAGCCGCTGTCGAAGCAGTCATCGAGAACGATGCGCATGCTCTCCATCGAGTACGGGGCCTTGATGTCGCGGCCGTGGCTGATCGGCGCATCGAAGATGTCGCACTCGCCGCTGATGAGGCCATTCGTGCGGTGCTCGCGGTTCTTCACCAGCGGCCGGCCAGTCAGGCGCGCGACCATGGCGATGCACGCATCCTCGACCGCGCGCCCCTTCAAGATCGGCCGGGTTTCGATCTCGGCCGGCTCGTAGCCGTAGACGGCTTCGCGCAGCAGTTCGCGCACATGCGTCTTGCCGCCGGCCGACAAGCTCTTGCGGCGCACGTCTTCCAGCACCGACTTCTCTTCGTCGCTGCGCTTGGTCTTGGCGACGATGGCCTGCACCTCGGGCGTCAGGTACTCGGGGTCAAGGTCGGCGTTCTCGGGCTTGGCCATCAGCTTGCCGATGCTGCTGCAACGAACGATGAGATCGCTCACGCTGCACCGCCCTTCTTGTCGGCCGCCTCGGCGGCGCGACGGAAGCCGGGGAAGTCGGGGCTCAGGTCCTTGCGGGCCTTGGAGCTGATGCCGCCCCACCATGCGGTCAGCGCCTTCAAGCCGCTGAGTGCCTTGTCGCGGCCCTCGGTGCGCAGCGCCTCCAGTTCCGTCGCCTCACGGCCTTCAGCGGCACGGCTGGCCTGCTTGCCCTTCAGCTTGTTCTCGTCGTCTTCGTCCACGGTGGCAGTGCCGGTGATCGCCAGCGCGCCCTGCCGCTTGAGGTAGCTGCCGGTCGCCTGCATGTTCTGCACCGGCGTGTTGGCGGGCAGGTCGCCCGGCGGGCCTTCGAGGTCCAGGCGCTCGCTGTGCCCGTCGCTGTGTTCGAGGTAGCACGTCACGTAGACCCACGGGACATCGCTCTCCACGCCGTCCGTCATCCACTTCTTCGACCCGAACACCTCGTCATGCCGCAGGCTGAAGCCATGCTTCGACAGCGCCGGCGAGAGCAGACTCTTGACGCCGCCCCACTCGGCTTGCCAGAAACTGCCGGCCTTGCCGCGGTCCACAAACTTGCTCTTGGGGATGACGATGTTCTCGCCGGTGAACGCGGCGAAGTCACGACGGAACGCCAGCAGAGCGGCAGCCTTGCGGTCCTCTTCGTCCATGCGCCGCTTCTCGCGCATCAGTTCCAACTGGTGGTTGTCGGCGCGGACCTGCAGCTCAAGCAGGCGCTCCAACTGGTCCGCCGTGGCGCCCGAACGGATGGCGTGCTCGATCACGGTCAGGGGCTGCTGCTGCACGGGCTGGAACTGCGCCAGCGGCTGGGCCGGCTGCGGCTCCAGTTGCAAGGTGCTGATGCGGGCCTCGTGAACAACGGTGTCGGGGGCATTCATGCTTGTCTTTCAGTTGAACAAGCGCGCGGCCACAGCCCAGCCGATCGCGCCGATGAAGGGGGAGGCCAGCAGCACGCAGACGACGGTCGAGGCGCTGATGCGGTAGTGGTTCATGCTGGCCGCGGCGTCGCGCGCCTTGACGGCTTCGATGCCGAGCGTGGTGCCCATGTCGGCCGGCTCGTGGCACTTGCAGGCCGGGTAGCTGCACGGCTCGGTGCAGGCGTTGGGGCAGCGGATTCGCGGGGTGGATGCAGTCATGGTCATGCTCCGATCACAGACAGATAGACGTGCACGAAGAACATCAGCGCAAAGACCGCAGCGATTCCGCCGAGCAGGCGACGGAGAACTTCGTTCGTGCCTTCAGTCATTGCGGCGCTCCCTGGTGATCGGCCGGTCCAGCACCCATCCTTGCGACGTGGCGCGAACGGTCCTGATTGCGCGTACCCACTCGGCCTGCAACGCGAGGTCGCGCGGGTACAGGCGGGCGGCGATATCGGCCAGCTCTTGGGTGTCTTGTGGGCGGGTCATGTGATCACCTCTTCGGCAGCCGCAATCAGCGCTCTGCCAAGGGCGGCCGCCATAGCGCGCGGCATCGTGATGTCAACATTCCCCCAGAACTCCTTCGCGCCCGGCGATGCAGCAACCACCTGCAAACAGGTTGCTGGGTCATCCGGCCACGGCCGCACGGTAAGAGGCGATTCGCCTTCCATGCCAACTTCGCGAACAACATCAAGGAATGCCTTATTGCTCATTTCTTCCCCTCCGCCGCTTCGGCGCTGGCAATGGCGGCGGCCAATCTGCCGAGAGCGGAGCGGCTGGCGTCGTTGTCGCGAAGCCATCCACGCACCGGCAGTTCCCCAACCATGTGCGATGCAACATCTTTTGCCGCCGCCAGCACCTCGGCATTGACCGGCGCGGCGGGGGCGCGTACGACCCACGGAAGCGTCGTGTTCAAGCGTCGCGCTTCGGCTTCAACCGCGCCGCAAGCGAGCGTGAATGCCTCGTCGGCCTTTGCTTGCGTGACATGGCCTGCAGCCACCAAGAAGCGGATGGCAAGCGCCGAGATCGGGTCGTTGCGCTTCGGCTCACCCTGCGCCAGCACAAGCTGCGCAGCCTTGAGGCGCTCTGAGCTGATGTCGTCGGAATCGAAGGCCCACACTTCCTCGCCTGTGTAGGTGTCTCGACTCATGAGCGACGGTTCCGGCATCGGCATTGCCGCCACCAGCGCGAGAGGGTCGGTGGTCATGCCTGCCTCGCTTTCAGCATGGCATCGGCCAACTCATAGGCTCGTCCAGCGAAGTAGTCGGCTCGCTCCATGCCATGCATAGAGTCGTGGGCGCATTGAACGATCACGGCAGGCAGCGCGTGGACAGCGAAGCAGTCACGCAGGCTCATCCCGGTGGAGGGCATTTGCGTAGGGCCATCAGCTTCGTTGCTGTACGGGACCGGAAACGCCGGGCCGCCGTTGTCTTGCGCGCTCATGCTGCGTCCTTCTGCATTTGCGGCCGGTCATCACCGTGACCAGCCCAGCCGTAGTACAGCGCCGCGCTCGGGTCCAGCGCTTTGATCTGCTCGCGCAGTTCGCGCACGCGGACCAGCCTGCTGATCTCGGGGCGCAGGTTCGACCATTGATCCGGCGCGTTCAGCCCGCGCCACGTGTCAGCGAACGACCCGCCGCGGCAGATCGCCAGCAGTTCGCGCTGCAGGTCATCGACCGTGCGGGGCTTGGTGGTGACGGCGCTCATGCTGCCGCCATCCAAGCAAGACACAGCGCCGGCACCGCAGCCATGACGCAGCGAAAAATCAGGACGTGCCTGTGATCCTTGAGCCGCACCGCCTGCGCAATGGCCGTTGTCCAGACGATCACCGACAGCCACAGGTAGGAAGAGACGAGCGTGTTGTTCGTGAGGTAGTTCATGCCGCATCGCCTTCATGGAAGTCCGCGTGCGCCCGGCAGACCTTGTGCAGCAGCTTGCGGCCCAGGTCTGCCACCTTCGGATCGGTGCTCTTGATCGCAGCCGACCACAGCTCCAGCAGTTCGTGCAGCGTGGCGTCGTCCTTGCCCGCAAAGCTGTCGGCCACGATGTCAGCGGCAGGCATGTACGGCAGCGAGTGGTCCTTGAACCCTGGCACCCAGCACGGCCGCTTCGTCATGCCGGCTTCGATGGCATAGGCGAGCTCTGCGTACAGGGCCGTGTGCACTGCGACTTGCGACCAAACTGGCTTGACCAGCGGCGCCAGGCCACAAGCCGCGGAATCGGCTTCTTCTGCGATGCGCGCACCTTCGGCGTCGCAGTCGCGGTGCAGGATGTCGAGTAGGGCGCTCATGCCGACACCTCGTTGGTGATGGCCAGCAGTTTGGACAGCCGCTCGTTGATCTTCGCAACGGTGGCTTGGTAGTCCTTCAGCGCCTGCTTCTTGGCTTCCTCGAGGCTCTGCACCATTCCGGCAACGACGTTGACGTGATCCGGCACTTCGGCCTGGAAGGTGTGCGGGATCAGCATCACTTCGGCGCCTGACAGCTTCCCGTCGTGGTGCACGGAAAACGACCAGTGCACTTCGCCTTCCTCCTGGTGGTCCCAGTGATAGGCGACGAGGTGGCCCTTGATCTGAACGGTTGCCATGCTGTCTTCTCCGGCGCCGCTCAGGAGGCTCGGTGCGCGCGGCTGATGCGCTTGAACTGGCGGAAGCCGCCGCAGGCCTTGATGAAGGCGCGGCGCTTGTTGCGCTTGTCGTTGGTGTGCTGACCCAGGAAGAAGCGCGAGGTGTCCAGCGCGTTGACCGCGGGGGCCTGCGTGGGGCCTTTGGTCATCGTGCGCACAGCGGCTTTGCTGGCGGCGCGACGCGCCTTGTACTGCTCTTGGGATTCGCCGGCTTGGCGCTCGGGGGTGTGGATGTTCATCTGCTTCTCCGGCGCCGCTTGGACTGCAGCGCGTGAGAGAAGTATGCAGTCTGCATAACGCCCTCGTCAAGCAATATGCATAACTTTCTTCGGAACTAGGGAGGGCTTGAGCGCGCGGCCATGAAAAAGCCGCCTCAGCGGGCGGCCCTTTGATGTGCTCTGGCGCTGCGCTACAGCCTTACAGGCGGCTTCAGCGCTGGCGTTGTTGTGCCGGTCGGCACAGTTTCACTTCGACCCTGGTTTTTGCCTTGTGCGTCTCTGTGTCAAGCCACTGCAGGTTCTGCAAATTGTCGCGGCCTCCGCAGATCAGCGCCTCGCGGTGGTCGACCTGGTAGCCGGGACAGGGGCCTGAAATCTTGCCGGTGCTCGGGCAGGGCTGTTGGCGCACGAACTCTGCGCGCATAGCGCGAGAACGCTCGGCAGCAGGCGCAGCCAACGCGGCAATGGACAAGCCTATTGCCGCTATCGTGCGCACGGCCAAGTCTCTCGAAACACGACAAGGAACAGGATCGGAGCACGCATATGCCTGTTCTTTGGATTCGAGCGCAGCGAGTTCACTGCAATGTCGATGAATTGCCCGTAGACAACGTCTGGGGGTGGGCACCACTGGGCTGCGGCCTTGGGGTCCGGAGCATTCCCTACCATGGTTGCTGACCCCTCCAGAAAGCCTGCCATATAGAGCGCGGCGCCAGTCTTGTTTCGATCAAACAGCTCCAGAAACTCGTTCCCCGTGATCGCGTGCGCGTGGACCGAGAGCAGAAGTGCGCAGGCCGCCAAGGGTCTAGTCATCAGCATCAAGCACTCCTTTATGAGCGGCTAGCACCAGCACGCCGTCGGCGGCCGGGTCGAAGTCAGCGAACCCGCGTCGTGTTGCGATGGCCGTCCACGAACCGGGCGCCGTGCCTTGGTGAACGATGCGCGCATGGTGCTGGCCGTGTTGATCGCGGATCAGCACCAAGCGGCCCGGACGCGGCTCCCTGGTCTTGCTCCAGACGACGGCGGTGCCGCGAGGGAAGTCCGGGGCAAGTGCGTCATCTCGCAAGGCCAGCACGAACAGCGAATCGGGTACGTTGCCCATCAATGACTCCCAGGTGATTTCTAGGAGTGCATCAGAGTGTTTCGGCAGGCTCATATCGTGAGCCACTGGAGGAACGATCACCCCCTCGGGTGCGTGCTGCTGGTCCATCCAGCCTGCGCCTTTGTCCATCACGGACTCCATGCGCTCGGCAAGTTCGTCGCCTACGCCGCGGCTGCCGTTGCGCATGGCGCTGAGATGGCTCTTGTGCGTGTCCAAGAGCAGCGCCAGCGCGGTAACGCCGCCGGCCTCTTCGATGAGACGGTCGAGGTTCTCTTGGCGGATTAGGCGGCGCCTGCTGGGGTTCTTCACTCCGCGAGCGTAAGCGCATTGCATAACAGTTCGGTATGCAGTATGCTCGGCCGCATGTTGCGCACTATGCATACCAAAACCCTTCGCCAGTTCCTCGACGATCTGCCGCGTGGCGGGGTCGCGGAGTTTGCGGCGAAGCTTCCCATCGCGTCGGTGTACCTGTCGCAGATTGCCTCACGGCAAAACGGGAGAGAAGCCAGCCCTGAACTGTGTGTGCGGATAGAGCAGGTGACGGACGGCGTTGTTACGCGCCGCCTGCTGCGCCCCGACGACTGGCACCGCATCTGGCCCGAGCTGGTGACGGCCGAGTTCCCGGCGCCGGCCGAGCCAGCCCCAGCTGTCGCGGGGTGACAAAGCATGCAACGCGTCATCACCCTCCCGCTCAGCACCTCGAAGTGCTCCGACACCGTTTGCGCCGTCTGCACCCGTAAGGCCCAGCGCATGAACAGCGATGTTGCCGAGTGCTCGCACGTTGACTGCCCACACCGCCGCGTCTGCTGGGCTGGCGGCACCGGGCACGCGAAGTGGGTGCCGCCGAAGCCCGATGAATGGTCGGGCGAGCGCCTGTTCGACAAGACCGAAGTCTAGTTTCCCAGCCCGCTCGAAAGGAGCTTTTCGATGATCTCTCCCACCATCGGCCGCCGCGTCTGGTTCTGGCCCAACGGCACCACCGGCATTCCGCTGAACCACGGTTCGTCGCAACAGCCGCACGACGCCGGAGTCTGCTACGTCTGGAGCGACCGTCTGGTCAACCTCACGGTGGCTGGCCACGACGGCAGCATGCACGCACGCACCTCGGTGCCGCTGCTCCAGGACGACGACCCGGCGCCGGCCATGGGCGCCTCCTACGCAACCTGGATGCCGTACCAGACGAAGGCTGCAGCCGCCGCCTGAGCCCGACCCGTGCGCCGCCATCACCGCGCCCACCTCTTCAGCGCCGCCGCGTCTCTTTCGAGCTGCGCCACCAGCGCGCGCAGGCAGCGCTGCAGCAGCTCGCGGACGGCGCGCGACGCCCATTCGTCTTCAGACATCGTTAGCCCCTCCGCGCGAATCAGCATGGCAGATGCTGGCGCGGTAGGTGCCCTGCGGGGCGATAGAAGCGCCGATGCCCGCGGCGACGAATCTGCCAGGGCCTGGGGCGCGACAGCAACGCGCACGTTCTCCTCCCTGCGCGCGTTCCGAACCTCCCTGGCGCGCAGCTTCCCCCGGGCCGTTCTGGTCCGGGGCTTCTTTTAATTGGCGCGAAAAATGGAAGTGACTATCAAAGGCCACGTTGTCCTGTTTGATGAAGAAGATGTCGAACTCTTCGAGTCGCGCTCTTGGCATATCGCGCGGAAGAAGAAGTGGCTGTATGTCGAAGCGCGTGATGGCCTGAATTTCTATTCTTTGCACCGATCGATCTTGGGCTTGTCGCCAGGAGATGGAAGGATCGCTGATCACATCAATGGCAACGGCTTGGATAACAGGCGTAGGAACCTGAGAGTCTGTACTCACGCCGAAAACATGCGGAACTCGGCCAAGCGATCCAGCAACAAGTGCGGATTCAAAGGCGTGTACAGAGCGACAAATCCGATGTTGTGGCGCAGTCAAATTCGCCATAACGGAATCAAGTACCACCTCGGGCAGTTTGATAGCCGCGAGGCCGCGCACGCAGCTTACGCAGAGGCCGCCGCACGTTTGCACGGCGCATTTGCGCGCGCGGAGTAAGTGATGAGTTGCCTTTCTGTCACCCATGTTCACGGAGACGGCGACCGCATGGTTGCCCCCACGCATAGCCGTGGCCGAGTTCGTGGTTGGCAGAAAGGCCAGTCGTTGAAGGCATCGCATGTCTCGACTTTGGCCCATCCGCGACCGGTTACTCAACCGGTTACTTCATGTTCTTTTCCTATGGGGGCAACCATGGAAAACGATCAATTGCAGCGCGAATTTCCGCTGCTGGCGCGCATGGAAGGGCCGGCTGTTGTTCCGCCCGCTCTTCTGCATCGAGCCAAGACATACCGCGAGGCCGTGCGCTACGCATGGGCTCTGCGCCGCGTGCGCAACATGACATTCCGCCAGCTCGCCGCCGAGGCTGGGCTGATCTATCAGCACGTTGGCGACTACTTCAACGCCGACGACAAGCCCGGCCGGCGCGATCTTCCGGGCGGTGCCCTGGAGGCCGTCGAGAGCGTGCTTGGCAATAGCTACGTGAGCCAGTGGCATGCCATGCGTGCGCGGCTGACGATCCTTGAAGAAATGCAAGCCATGAGGAA